CGCCTGTTACGATTGATTGAGCCATTTCTGGACCTGTTCCTAAGAATCCTCTTAAGGATCTTACTGGGCCCGCAAACGTTGTTCTTGCCATAATTATTCTCCTAGTTAATGTGAATATCGTCTCTAGGCCGTCGACTATACGCGTCGATATCCAATTAATTAATTGTATAGTGAGTTTATTATACTCAAAAAAAAGGGGCGCTACAAGAGCGCCCCTTAATAGATTTTTAGTAATCTAATTAAATAGATTACGCTGCTCCGCCAGTTCCGTAGATTCCTCTAGGGTCAGACCATCCGAAGACGTATCTTTCTCTAGCTTTAAATCTTACGTTACCAGTGTCGAAATCTCCTTCGATAGCTGTCTTGATAGGTGCTCTAACAAAGTGTTTTAGACCGTTAGGTGCATCTGTTATCAAGAACCACGCATCACTGTCATTTAAGTAATGGTTAACGAAGTATCCTTCAGGAACCATTCCCATGTGCATTAATGCGTTGATATCATTGTCAGCAGTGCCAACTCTTTGAGGTGATTTCAAAATTCTTTCAGCTGTGAATTGATTTTCTTTTGGAATAATCATTCTTCTAGCTTGAATAGCAATTTTTAAACCTCTTTCGTCAACAAATGATGCAATGTCTATCATGCCTTGTTCTAATGAAGTTTCGGACAAGTCGGCAGCAGTAGCCAGCGTGTTGCTGAACGTACTGTTGTTTGCAAGTGGGTGATTAGTAACGCAAAGTGCGCTTCCGTCACCACCTGTGTAGTTAGCATCAAAAGCATTGTTTAAGATCGACGCAGCTTTCACTTGTTTAGTGTGGGCCATTGATCTTGCTAAAGCTCTTGTGTATCTACCAGCTAATCTGTCATATAGATTGTCTTCAATAGCTTCTTCAGTGATAGCAAAAGCGAGAGCAATTGTCTCGTTAGTGTATCTAGAAGTATAAACCTCAGTTGCATTGTCGTAAGTGACCATTGCACCTTCAGATTTAGTTGCTGCTCCAGCAAAGCCGGAAAGCATTACTTCTTCTTCGAAAGCTCTGTCAGACGATTCTGTCATGAAGATCGCTGCTGCTTCGTTGTCGTATCGGTTATATTCAAGTCCAAATAGTGCATTCAGACCCGGTTCTAGTTCTTTGACTAGCTGTGCTCGTGATATTGCCATATGTCTATGCTCCTATTAGATTCCTGCACCTTTGTTACCGTAAAAGTGATTATTGATAACCACTAATGCTTTAACATTGCTTGCAGTTTGATCTTCGTTGTCCGGATCTTGAGAAACGTCGATTACACGAACTGCTTGAGTCGTTTTAACGCCGTTTGTAGATCTGTTCAACTGAACTTTGGATATACCTGTAACTGTGCTTCCTGTAACGTTTGTTACATCGAAGTTTTGAAAAATGAAAGTCGTATTCAGATCATCATTTACATCCATCTTGAAAACTACGCTTGGGTCATCAATAACGAATGCCATAATGTCACTCGCTACAACAGAACCAGGATAGTAGTTACTCCAAGTTGGTTTTTTAGTAGTGGGATCTGTATAAAAACAACCATTAAAAACACCACAGATTCTTTCACCGTTTGCTGCTGTGTGACGAACTATTGTTCCTGTAGCTGCAGCTTGAACTGCATCACCTTGGAAAATAGCTGTAGTCGCATTAGAAGCGATACGATATCTATTCTGAGCGTTAATAAAGGGACTTCCATCTATCTTACGGACTGGTTTCATTCCGTATGTTGATGATGTATTTGCCATCTTTATATCCTCCGTTGGCGATTTCTCGCCGGGTTAGTTTAAACGATTTTGGACTATAACTAATAAATTAGGTTTTTCGTCCGCCACCAAAAGTTACTCGAGACTGTCTATCAATATTGATAGGCATTCCCGGATGTTGTTCCTTCATTAAATCGTTATCAACCGCGGTCATAGAATCTGCTGATATTCTTTTAAAATAATCAGCGCGCGATCTTGCGATCTCTTCTGGTATCCTTGCCAACACAAGGCCTCCAACCCCAATTAAACCAGCGTATTTTCCTTCATGAATAGTAGGGTATTCATTTTCGCCTAATTCACTTAATAGTGATTCTGCTTTAACAAATTCCCAACCTTCTCTAAGTCTTTTGGATACATTAGCTGAATCCATAAAACCCATACTCTCGGTCCTTATCCATCTCTGAACAAAGCCTTGAGGCGCTGGTGGCGCATCGAGACTAGATGGTGGCGTCCAGGGTTGATTACGTTTATCTTTATCTCTCTCCTGTGACGCGCGTGAGGTCTTTATTACTTCACTCGAGCTTTTTTTACTCATGCTTCCTCCTTCACGTATTTAGCGTATTCTTCTAGTGGCACCCCTAATTTTTTAGCAATAGCCACCTGTGATTTGGTGAGTCTCACAGATCTGCGTCCTTGTTGAGTTCTACCAGCCGAAGCTACCGTTTGGACGGGTTTACGGGCTTCTGTTTTGGCTGTAGCGGTCTCAGACTCAAATTTATGAGGAAAATATTCCCTCATCTTTGTGTCTATCTGATTATAATACTCCTCACTCTCGACATCAACCCCCCTGCTCACTAAATCTTCATGAACATTCCAGGCTGCTCCAGACATGATTCGATCATTACCAAACCATTCATTTTTCTGAGCCCACGCTTTCGCTTTATCGCTTGGTTCCTGAAACTCTTCCGGCATTTGAGCTTGCATATTGCCTGCTTGTTCTACCGTTTTAGTTTCTTCTGCTTGTCTTTTTTTCAAAGCCTCGCGCTCAGCTAACTTTATTCTAGCTTTCTCTTTTTCAACAGCAAGTCTTGTTAGTTCATCAGTAGCTTCCATAATTTTATTTGGCTCCTGAGATCCAATAGCTTCAGCAAGTTGAGCTTTAATTTGTGCTCGTTCTGCATCTACTCTTGCGTCGAATTCTTTAAGATGACCTTCACTAACTTCATCTAACTTGCCTTGAGAACTATCATATTTTTTCTGTAGCCCTTTAGCAAATTCAGTAGCAGCTTTTTCTCTTCTTTCTGCTTCTCTAGCTCTGTAAGTTAACTTGTCTATTCTTTTTTGAACACCTTCAGTATACTTACCAAGATCTTCTTTTGGTTTTTCTTCTTGAGATTCTGGTTTAGTTTCTTCAATAGGATCTTCAATTTGTTCTACTTGAATTTTAGCCTTCTCATCTTGTTTATCATGAGAGGTATATCCTAAATCTACTTCACCAACATTTAGATTTACATTTTCCTTTGTCTCTTCTTTTTTTTCTGGTTCTTTGACTTCGACTGTTTGTGCTTTCGCATCGTCTGTGTCTAGTTCCACTTCATCAGTTTTGACATTTGGTTCTGCCATTATTTCCTCCTAGTATAAGTGAAGAATGTCTTCGGGTTTATTAATTTTAGCAATAATTTCATCATCATTTAAAATACGATGTTCTCCAAATTTTGTTTGAAATCTGGAACCTGAATATCGTCCATAAACAACAAATTCACCTTCTTTGCACCAAGGGCCTGTTGGAAATTTTTCTTTATCTTTATAACAAAGATCTCCCATACGAATTACTAATCCCACAACTGTTGTCATTTGAATAGTTTCATGAGTCGTATCAGAAAGTAAAATTCCACCTTTAGTTTTTTTCTTACCAGACCAAGGACGCACTAGCATTCTATATCCAACAGGTTTAGGTAAAGTATCAATATACTTTCCGACACCTTCTGCATCTGTGGGTATTGGTTTGCCTTCTTCTTTATCTGCGCCGTCTAATATAGGCTTGATTAAGCCTTTAGGTTTTATTAATTGTGTCACCGTCGTCATCCTCCTTTTGCAGGTCTTTAAGATCCTGAAGCACTGCGTCATATGCAGTGAGTTGTCCTCTACTATAGTTTAATTTCTCTATCGTGTCTACACCATAGCATAGATGTTCTTTAACAGCGTCCCTATTCTTATTAATTCTTTTTTTGATAACTTCTACTGAATATGGATCAAGCATGGCGTTGTAGCATTATCTTGTTTTCTCCAGATTCTTTTGTCTTAAAATCAAAATAAGTTAAAGCAAAAGCAATTTGGTCCATTTGATATTTAGGGTAATCATCAAACACAAATCT